TCTTCAAAGGTTAAGGCTGATTCAATTGCGTCAATACACTCTACAGAGCCTTGTTGAGAATAATGTATGGGGTGGTTCACGTTGTCAGTCATTTTGTTCCTCTCTATAAAAATTACCTGTATCTAAGTGAACAACATTAGAACTGTTGTAGATAGAAGCTTCTTGTTTACCTTGCCAGAATACTTTGTTGTATTCATCTATGTAGTCGCTAAGAAAGTTCCAACCAACTTCCATGTCAGTATGGTTTACTTTAAATACTTTGCTAGCGTACGGCATCTTTTTTTCTTGTGCAACAAACGCAAAGTCATGCACAACAAAGCCTGCTTTTTCAAAACCACGCTTATACCATGATGCTTGTAAATCATACGAGTATCTTCTTACCGAATTGGTAAACCCCCTGACAGAGCAATCACTCGTTGTTTTATAATCTACAAGCACTATGGCGTTTTCTGCGTGTGGCTTGTCAAATGGATTCAATACTACATCAGCTCTAGCTTTGCATAGAATATCCTGTTCAAACCAATATATAGATACCTCGTAGGGTGAATCAAAAGCCTGTGGATACTCTTTATCTGGATTTAGATAAGCTCTCGCTTCCGATACAAGACTGTTTTCCATGCTATATATGGTATCTTGGTCTTTCTCGTTAATAACAATCAAACCTTTGTCCATGCTTTCTTGTTTGAGTGCTTTATTTGAGTTGGTGTATGGAGAGCCTTTGATAGTTACAACATCTGTAAAAAAAGCACCCTCTCCCTCTACAATCAATGTATGAGCAGCCGAACCAAAATTCATAGCTGGTGTTGGCTCTATAACTTCTTGTAGTGCGTGCAGTTGGCTCTGACTAAATCTTCTAATAAATGATGAAGATATGCCAGGGCCATTGTGATAGGTATGGTTATCCATGTTAGGAAAATAAAACGCATCGCCTATCTGCTTATGTGGTATTTTCTGTAATTCTTCTGGTAAGTTCACGATACCTCCTTAGTTGTTTGTTTTAATTTATCTACCTCGTCTTGCAGATTTTTTACTGCAACATCTACTTGCCAGACTAGATAATTAATTTTATCTTCTGCAATTCTTTGTTCTAAATCTTCTTTAGACTTTGGGTTTGTGTAACTGATAACGTCATCAATGATATTACCAATATCAACATCGTTTGTGTTTGACATATAAATACTCCTTAAATATGTAGATTTGTATATTACAATAATTTATGTATAATGTCTACAAATAGTTTCACATGGAGTAAAGATATGGGAAAAACTAATGGTTTATATACAATGATGAGAATGTCATATGAGATGGCTGTCGATGATTACAATAATAAAAAGACACATAGCATCAAAGACGCTTATCAAAAGTATTATAAAGAAAATGTCGGAATGGATTGTTCTAATCCTGAAACAGAATTATTAATGTTTTATGATGAAGATAACAGTCGAGATTGTCCATTATGAACAAAGTTACTGAAATTAAAAAAGTTAAGTGTAGTATCTGTTCTGGATACATAAAGCCATTGAAAGATGAAGATGGTAACATTGTATGGGAACATGGTAATAATGCTGAACCAATAAATGATGGTCGTTGTTGTGATGACTGTAATTGGTCGGTAGTAATACCAGAAAGATTACGAATCAGTAATTTAAGTTAGTTTGTTGGGTTGGTGTATAATCCTCTATTATTCATAGTTATACGCTTACTTAACAAATTTAAGAAGCAGAGAGGTTATGACCTCCTATGTTTACTATAATCACATAGCCTCTTTGTTTCTTTTCTAAGATATATCGTGCTATCATGCGATATGCCAAAAATTGTTGAAATAAAAGACAAACAAGGTAAGCCAACATTACATGAACTTATTCATAGATTACATTCTATGTTTGATAGCATGGTTTACAGGGGCGAAGATAAGCTTAATATTACTTTGGCTACTATTAGTTTTTGCATAGCTCAGCTTAGTGATGAACTAGGTGATAAAGATGTAGCACAGATAGTTGACCAGGTTTTAACGCAATATTTAGACAAAAAAGTCAACAAATAGATTATTGTCGATTATTGTCATTATTGTCTGACAAGCTGAAACCCTGTAGGAATGGGCATTTGACGAATATTTTATTTTTTTCATTTTTGTCACAAGAGAATAACTAAAATAGTTTAAAAATATAAGAAAATACTTGACTAAGTTTACTCATATCAAGTATCCTCTCAATACACTTTAGGTAAAGTGGGGGTAGCTAGTATTAAAGCTAACGCCTGCTCTAATATGCGAACATGGGACATAGAAAGAATAAATTAGAATATGAACCTATCCTGACTTCAGACGAAGAAGCTCCAATTGAATATTGCAATCTAGACGAAAAACTCAATCGTAGGCAAAGAAACTTCATTTGGATAGCAGTCAACAATCCAAGACTATCACTTGTAGAATCGGCCTATAAAGCTGGTTACACAAGTCCACGCCAAATGGCAAA